CGATCAAAGGCATTTTGTTTCCTTACTGTGCGTGAATTACGGCAAAGTTCAGAACAACGGCTTCTGACAGAGGGCCAGCGGAGATGTTACGCAACACAACAGTTGCTGATCCTGCGGCTAGTGTTGATGTGAACACGTTGTAAGTGCCAGCGGTAGCGTTACCACCAGCAACGTTGAAAATGATCACATCTTTTGCTGTAATCGCAGAATTGGTCAATGTAAATGCAACGTTTGTTGCGGCATTTAAAGTGGCATTGTCCATTGTGATTTGACCAGCGGACTTGTTCAGAGTCACGGCTGTAGCTTTGCCAGAAGTAGCGGCTTGAGTCACTGAGCCTTGGGCGGCTGCTGAGTAACCAATTTCACTAGTGGCGTACAAAGTTGTGCCGACAATAGTAGATGGAGTGGTTGCGCCAATAGGCGAATCGTTCAATGAACCGCCTATGATGTCTTGGTCTTGATACGCTACGCCAATTGCAATTGAGTTTGACATGATGTTTCCTTTAACAGTTCCAGTTTTTAAGAGATGCCTTGGCTCTTTCCGCAGGGCCTTTGGCGTTTTTGACTACCCCCTCCATCCTAGCGCAAAATGATGCTTTTCTGCCAGCATCGGCTTTTGTCTTAGGATTTGGGGCGGGTGGTTTCAAATTTGAGTTGTTCTTGGCATTGTATTCAGCACGACCTTTAGCGGTCATTCCCGCACCTTTTTCAGTCGGGTTGTATGTTTTCCCCTTGCCTGTGGTCTTGTGGGGAATGGGCTTGTCGTGCTTTGCCATGATTATTTCTTCTTTGCAGTCTTTGCAGATTGTTTGAAAGCCTCGGCAGTGGGTGCGCCCTTTGCGCCTGGCGATCTCATGCGCTCGGGAGTCTTACCCGCAGCCTTTTGGCGCTCGATGCGCTCTTGCTTGGCATGGATGTTGGCATATAGCCCTTGTTTGGTCGCCATGTTTATTCCTCCACAACCGCACAAATGTCGGCTTCTTGAATGATTTGGTAATCTTGACCATCAATCTTTTGGGTGGGCCAATTAAGGTAATCCCCATTTCCATACTTGATGAAGTCTCCCACCTTGACATCGTAAACCTTTGGGCCGATGGCGACAATAGTTCCCTCGTTAAAGGGTTCTTTGTTCTTCACATAGATGATGTCGGATAAATTTCGCACTTGTGGTTTAACCACAACACGATCACGCAATGGACTTAGCATTTCTTGGGTCTCCCTGGCTTCTTCTTGACAGGAACAGAGACCTCAGTGGTCTCGTCAGTCATGATGTCGTACACGGGAAGTTTCACGACCTCAACTTGCATGGGTTCGTGTTGACCGCACCAATCGTTTTGATGCTTGTTCTGTTGTTGGGGGCTTTGGCGACAGATGCCCATGATTTGCTGATTCCTGAAGAATCGGCAGTTTCCACAATTAGAATGTGATTCAGCCATTCAATACCTCTTTTATTGCTTGGTTAGAAGCGCCCCCAGATTCTCCGTCTGCGGGGCGTTTCGCTTTACTGATAAGACTTGCGGTCGTGAGTGTAGCAAGTTCCAGAGGACTTGCCACCATCAAACTTGGCATCTTTACCAACTTTGTTGGTCATAGCGTCAGGGATGCGGTTCTTCACGCTGCCGTTGGACTTCATTTCGGGGGCGGGGTTGCCAGCCAATTTTGCGCTGTTGCCGTAGCCGTAGCCTTTGGGTTCGTTTTTGTCCATGTTTGCCATGATGATTCCTTATTTAAGGGTGAGTAAGTACAGGGTGGAATTAATCAGATCGGCAATTTCATCAACGATGTTTTGCAGTTCTGAGTCTTGCGGGATTTCTTGTCTTGCTTCTTGCACAAACTGTTTCAGTTGGGTCAAGTAGGCTTCAGGTGTTTCCTGTGGCTGATGCAGTTCATCAGGAAACTTCTTCATTCGGGTTTCGTAGCGACCTTGATAGCTTTCAGCTAACTGGTCTGCCAAGTCAACAATCTTGGGATAGAACTTGCCCAAAGCCTTGTGAATAGCGTATTCCCGTGTCTGCAAATGCTGAAAATGGGTAATCGTGCCACTGTGAAACAGAGTAGCCACGAACTCAGCAACTTCGGCATTTTTTTCCATATTTGCACTATACCAAAAAAAGCGGGGGAATCAACCCCCAAAAAGGCAACTGCATAGCCTATTCAAATTCTGCCACAAAAGGGAGTGGAACTTCTACAGGCCATTTCCCTTGTTTGCAAAGCAATAAAACTGTGCCAATGTGAGCCTCTGCCCACTTCTTTTGGCGTTCTTCCTTGGTCAAGTCTTTGCCCTGATCAATTTCATAGTGGCAAGCCAAGCACAAAGCAGCGACCAGATTGTCATCTGCCTTGATGCCCCGCCCCTTGCCACCGCCCCAATTACTGTGAGCCGCCTGAACGCCATTGTCCATGCCACAGCTTTGACAGGAGAGACCCGCCACTAGCTTTAGGAGTTTCTGGCTTCTCACATACTTGTGTTTCGGATATTGCATATTCTTTTGTGTAAAACTTGTGGTTGTTTTCGCATTGGCGCTTTCGGCTGACGAATTCGGGGTTTGATCGGGTGTCTAAAACTTTGAGGGTTTCAGAGCCACAACGGGGACACATCATGTTTCAATTCCTTTATCTGCCATCCATGCCAAGAGCCATTCAATGAACTCTGAGCCTTCTTCTTTTGTGAATTTGTGGCTTTGTAGCCCCAATTGAACAACTCGTTCCCCGTCTAGGCTTGGGGCGACCTTGCCCACCTTGCGCCCTGTTTCATGCGCCCATTGGTCAATTAAGAGCCTTTTCCAATCGTCTGATGACCAGGCACTGCCAGCCGCTTTCATTTGCTTGGCAATCATGTCAATCAAACTGTGAAACATGGCATTTTGGTCTGTGCTGCGAGTAACTTTCTTGACCTCCAAGCGCAGTTGTTTACCCGCCTGTAAGGTTTCTTTAATCTTGGGCCATAGGTCTTTCAGGACTGCATATCCTTGTTGTGGGTTGTGCAAATTAACAATCATGCTTGCCTCACTACAACTTCGACCTTTGCCACTTCGCCATAAACCTTGGTGCTGTGGATGGATGTGATTTGGGAGTCGTTTTCAAACACAATCTTGTCCATGCCATCAATCACTGACTTGATCACATTGTCCAAGTCGGGTTTTTTGGTGTGTTTTTCAGAATCGCTTAAACAAGCCTCAGTGCGTTTTTTTGAGTATGAGGCGGGAACAGGAAAGGTGACATAAATAAACGCCTCCAAAGCCCCTTCTAGCGGTTCTGATGCGCCCATTGCCGCCTTTGCCATCATTGCGACCTCGGATTCATAGTTTTTGGTCTTTTCAGGTGTGTAGGCAACAGGGAACTTGCCCCTTGTGGAAAACCTCGGTCTGCCCTTTGGTACAGGCTCGCCATAAATTGTGAACATGATTTGAATCATTTTTTGTCTTTCTGTTCGTTCATGCGTTTTTTTAAGTCGTCAGCAGCCGCTTGGCCTCGCCTCTTGGCAATGTCCGCTAGGGTTTGTTGCCACCAGTATTGGGCTTCTCCCCTGCCTTCCTCCAATTGCTTCTTGCGATAGCGTTTGATCCACTCGACCGCTTCTGTGTTCCTCATAGTCTCCTGTAAGTTCAAGCGCCCTTGTGATGACAAATTCGCTAAATTGTTGGCCTTCTCTGACCCGATTAAGGATTGCTGTTGCTTCATGGTGTGTCATATGAATAGTAATTGTTGTGTTTTGACAGAAGTGCCTGAGTCATAGCGTTGTGAATCGCCTTTTGGATAAGGCTCAATCGCATATTTAAGTTTTGATCTCATAACTTTTTTGTCAGTTTTTGAGCCGTGAAACAAGATGTATCTGTGTTTTCTTGAACGCTCAACATAGTAAAAATCATCACCATGCAATTCTTTAATTTCAGCCAAAGTCAACCCATCACCAATTGTTTTTGCGTGTTTGTGTTCTTGGCCTTTAATTGTCCAATCAATTCTGTTGGCAGATAGCCCTGTGTAAAGAAAGTTTGTTGCTTGATAAACATAGCCCACATGACCTTGGCTAGTGTCTGCAAACGAAACAACAATAGTTGGCTTGGGTAACAATTTAATTGAATTAGCCACCAAAAAAGATGCTTCATTTTTGTGGTTGTCCAACAAACAAACTCGGTTTAATTCCAATACTTTGTCGGAGTATTCTTTGCCACAAATGCCCATGCAAAGTGGTGGTGATGCGGGGATGCCGTAAGTCACCACCCCAACAAGAATGTCATCTTTGTATAAACCAAAAGCGAACATGATTTGAGGCATACGCTTGGCATAGTGTTTTTCAAGTAACCAAGGCTCAACTTCAAAATTGTTTATTGGCAAAACTTTCATCTTCTTAACTCCGCAAGTTTGGCTCGGATGTGATCTGGCATCGGTGCAGCCTTTTTGCGGTCAGCTTCAATCTTTGCCAAGGCGGGGTCGATTGTGGGTTTGGGCTTCATCTCAGGCACTTCAGCGCCATCCCATCGTTGTTGGTTGAGATAGACCAACGGGGCGGGAATAAAAGCACCATTGCCTTTAAGCCATTGCTCTGTGGTCTTTAACCATTCAATGTGTTTGATGATCTGGTCGGTTTGGGTTTCGCAATAATGCTTCTCCCATTTCTTTTTACATTCTGACTTCGCACCCTTTCTTGTTGATGCGGGCCATGCTTTCCAGAATCTCTCAAACCCTGATTCAAATAATTCAGGCATAGGTTCTCCAAGGGTGGATATACCACCTTTCTCCATCGATTTGTTTTCCATAATTCATCTTAATTTAGCTAACTAAAAACAAAAGCGACCAAGTGCGCTTGACGGGTCAATTCGCTTATACATTTGGCCTTGTTTCCACCGATGAACCAAATGCTTTACCAGTCGCTTAACCAACGCTGGTCGGCAAGTCAGGGGGTGTGTCCTGTTGTCGGTGTTTTCTTCCAAGCCATCCATGCAAATGCGCTGCTGTCGTGTGGAGTACGGCCTTGCCAAAAGAAAAAACCCCGCAAAATGCTCTGTGGTCTTGGCTCTTGGCGAGAGCAACAGCAAACGAATGACGCTAATCAAAAGTTCACTTGCCGTCTGACAAGACCACACAAAATTCTGCGGGGTTTTCGTGATTAGCGTCACTCGTCTGATGCCACTCAGACGATTTGGATTATACATACTTTTCCTATTTGTCAAACCATTCTGGTTTTAAAAGTTTTAATTGCCAAATTCTTGCAATAGGCACAGCCTTCCATTGGGCAACAGCGGGTTGCTTTATGCCCAACAACTTGGCAAGCTCACTTTGTGAGCCAGCTAATGCAATAAACTTATCTTTATTCATAAGCTACATTATAACACATTTGCATAAAAGCAACATTAGGGAAAACACCTAGAAAATAAATTGAAATAGTTGTTGACATGGGTATAAGGTAGGTTATAATTACATCATGCCCTAGCAATTCGCATGGGGTCTTTTTAGGAAATCAAATGACTTATCAATTTAATGATGGCGGTAGAAAAGAAGCAGGTTTTAAAGGCACTGCGGGTGACTGTGTAGTTAGAGCAATTGCAATTGCGATGGGTCTTGACTACAAAACTACTTACAAACAATTATCCCAACTTAACAAAGATTTTGGTAATGCCAAATCTGCCCGTAATGGCTTAAACAAAAAAGTTTACATCCCATTCTTAGAACAGCAAGGTTGGAAATGGGTTTCAGCACCCAAGTTTGAGGGAAGAAAAGCCCGTTGTTCAGATATGCCTAAGGGTGTAGTCATTGCAAGGCAAGCACATCACTTGGTTGCGGTTATTGATGGCGTACCTAATGACACATTCAACCCATCACACAAGATGGTTTACGGCTATTGGGCTAAAGCATAAAACCAACATTAGGGTAAGTCCTAACAAAATAATTGTTGACTTACCCATAAGACTGCTTATAATTCAACCCATGCCCTGAACATCTCGGGGTCTTTTAAGGAAATCAAAATGACAACTTCATGGACAAAAAACCAATTAGTAATTAGCTTTAGTGACTATGACAATACATGGTCAGTTAAGACAAAGCCTTTGACACTTAACCAAGCAATTAAATTTGTTATCTATGTTACCAAAGGTCATGTGTTTCACAAAAATTACAAGATTGTTAGCCTGACAGAGTGGGAAGCAATGCAAAAAGAAGCCACCAAGGAGTCAGCATGATTGACTACAAACTTAAATACCACTTTGATGAATTTGTCAGCTATGACGATGGCAACACGCTTGAAAAAGTCAAGGTCGGTTATGACTATTACCCCGCAGAATTCAATCTGCCTCACGACCACAACACAGCAGAAATATTTGATGTGTTTATCTATAACCAAAAGGGTGATGACATCACCTACGACCTCGACAAAGAGAACTTCGACCACATCATGTCAGAAGTCAAGATTCACCACGCTCGTATGCTGAAAGAACAAAATGAAATCTAAGATCATTCAAACACTTGTCGAATGGACATTGGCGATCATCATCTTTGGTGGTTGGGGCGTATTACTGGCATGGCGGGGGTAAGCATGATTAATCAAATCAAAGACTATTTCAGACTGCCATCAGCCAAAGAACTAGCTGCCAAGGAACTTGCAGAAGCACAGCGCAAACTCTTGGATGCACTCACTTCCCAAGAATACGCCAAACGCATGGCTGACTACCACTCCGACCGAATCAAACGCCTCACAACTTATTTGAAAGACGAATCATGAAAATGTTTACATTCACCCTTTTATGCACTCTCGGCATTGTCACAACTGGATGTTCAATGATGCCAGGCTCTGTGCCAACGCCTCCCAACCAAGACCTGATCGTTGACAAGCAAGTTCAGCCAATGGGTCGCAATGAAGTGATTGATGCTGTGCGCCAGTGCGAGTCATCAGGGCTTCGTGCTATTCCCTTGTACGCAAAACGCAAGATTGGTGGCTACACAGTTGAGACTGTGGTTGAAGTCACTTGTGGCCCTAAATATCAATTCTAAGGATCAATCATGTCAATCGCTAATTTACTGACTTTGAATGTCAACGAACACACTGAGAAAAAAGCCAATCTGACTTATCTGTCATGGGCTTGGGCATGGGCTGAAGCACTCAAAGCCGACCCCAAAGCCTCGTTCAAGGTTGAGATGTTTGGTGACAAATGCTTTATGGACATCAACGGCACAGCAATGGTGTGGGTCACAGTCACCATGTTTGACAAGCCAATGACTTGCCAGCTTCCCGTGATGGATCACCGCAACAAAGCCATCGTGAACCCTGATGCTTTCCAAGTAAACACAGCCATCATGCGTTGCATGACCAAGGCACTCAGCTTGCATGGTCTCGGTCTGTACATCTACGCAGGGGAAGATTTGCCCGATGGTGAAGAACCACAATCCAACATTGACCCTGATAGCATGGCAGACCTATTCAAAGCCATTGAGCAAGCCACCACTCAAGACGAATTGAAGTTGGCTTACAAGATTGCATATTCTGCTTGTGATGGCGACAAATCTTGGCAGATCAAAGTCATTGCAGCCAAAGACAAAGCAAAGGCCAAACTATGAAAACTGATGAAGATGACGAATTCGACCGCATTGAGCATGAAGCATTGATGCGTTCTGGTCAGCCCTATCACTACGATGTGTTTGTGTCACCCTCACAGCGCAATCAAGTCCTAGAGGAAGTGGCTAAAGAAATTCAAAAGATGACCGCCTTTGGTCAAGACACATTGGACAGTTTTAGCGTTTACATAAGGAATATGAAATCATGATTGAAATGATGGATCAAGGCACAGAGGAATGGTTCACCATTCGCATTGGCAAAGTCACCGCTTCCCGTGTGGCAGATGTGATTGCCAAGACCAAGACGGGTTACAGCGCCAGCCGTGACAACTACATGGCTCAGTTGGTGTGTGAACGCCTCACGGGTCAAAAGGGTGAGAGTTTCACCAACGCTGCCATGCAACACGGCACAGACACAGAACCCCTTGCCAGAGCCGCTTATGAGGCTTTACACGATGTTTTGGTTGATGAAGTGGGGTTTGTACCCCATCCCACAATTGAGATGGCTGGCGCTTCTCCTGATGGCATGGTGGGTGAGGATGGTCTGATTGAGATCAAATGCCCCAACACCGCCACGCACATTGACACGCTGTTGTCCCAAACAGTGCCAGGCAAATACAACACCCAGATGCAATTCCAAATGGCTTGCACAGGGCGACAGTGGTGTGACTTTGTGTCTTTTGACAATCGTCTGCCAGAGGAACTTCAATTGTTTGTGACAAGAGTCCCACGGGATGAAGTGTTCATCAGACTAATAGAAGCTGAAATTGTCCAATTCCTTGCTGAACTGGATGACAAGATCAATAAACTTATGAAAGTCAAAAATGTCTAAACTTTACGAAATTACCATTGTTTCAGGTAAATACAAAAACAAAGATGGTGTGGAGAAA